GGTATGACCCTTTATTCACAGGCCATGTGGATAAAGTGTATATGTCAAAAGTATTCAGCTTCACGCCTGATTATCAGTATTTTGTTGATGCAGACGAAATTGTAAAAGGCGGCAGCGGTTATTGTATCAGCCTTGTAAATGGCAAGGAAGTGTTTGACAAAACAAAAGATATTCCGTTGCCTAAAGAAATTGAGCATATATACCCCGATTATTCCCTGTATGGCATCACAGATACGGCATACGGGTTTCTTACCAGGGGATGCCCCAGGGGATGTGATTTTTGCCATGTGGAAGCCAAGGAAGGAAGAATGTCACGGAAAGTGGCCGATCTTTCGGAATTCTGGAGTGGTCAAAAAAATATCGTGCTTTGTGATCCGAATATCCTTGCTTGCAGACAATGGAAAGACCTATTGCAGCAGTTGATTGACAGCAAGGCGTGGGTTGACATCAACCAAGGTTTGGACATAAGGCTGATGACAGAGGAAAAGGCCGAAATGCTGAAGCGGATCAAAAGCAAGAACTTTCATTTTGCGTGGGACAGATACCAGGACAAAAGTATTATTCTACCCAAATTTGAAATGTTCAAAACCATCACTGGCATAGATTACAGGAAATTGGGCGTGTATGTGCTTTGCAACTTTGACACTTCCATCGACGAAGATTTGGAGCGCATTTACACGCTGCGTGATCTTGGCTACAGCCCTTATGTGATGCTCTATGACAAGGAACACATTCCAAAGGGGCATATTCTCCGAAAGCTTCAACGCTGGGTAAATAACCGCTTCATTTTTGCAAAGTGCCGTACATTTGATGAATATTTGAATGGGGGTAACTAAATGAGCAAATACCGCAGCAAAAAAATCACCGTGGACGGGGAAACCTTTGACAGCCAGAAGGAATACAAGCGTTTCTGCGAACTGTGGCTGATGGAAAGGGCCGGGCTGATCCGCAACCTTCAGCGGCAGGTGAAATTCCTGCTAATCCCTACGCAATATGAGCATTTCAAGCGTTACGGCAAAAACGGCAAGGAACTGACACCTGGCAAGCGTGTGGTGGAAAAGGAGTGCGCTTATTATGCCGATTTCGTCTATACGGAAAACGGCAAGGATGTGGTGGAAGACACCAAGGGTGTAAGAACGCCAGAGTATATTATTAAAAGGAAGCTAATGTTACATATTCACAGGATCAGAATACGGGAGGTTTGACAAATGCACATGAACGTATACCAGGCACAGGCCAGCCGGACAATCAACAGAAAATATGGCCGTTCAGGCATCGAACAACACGCCCTGCATCTGCTATCTGCCGAAGTGGGCGAATTGCACGGCATTTTCCAGAAAACCTACCAAGGCCATATGGCAACGGAAGAACATATCAAAAAGGAACTGGGTGACATTCTTTGGGGCATTGCGGAATTTTGCACTGCCAACGGCTGGGAACTGGAAGAAATCGCACGGATGAACATTGCAAAGCTGAAAGAACGCTATCCGAACGGCTTTGAAGCCGAAAAGAGCCTACACAGAAAGGAAGGGGATATTTGATGTCAGTACACAGCAGACCGACACAGAATTACCGCATCATTGAGTATATGCAGGAATTTGGCAGTATCACACAGCTTGAAGCATTGCGTGATTTGGGCGTGATGCGGCTGGCATCCAGAATTTCTGATTTGCGCAAGCATGGCTATCCCATCAGAAGTGAGTTTGAAACCGTAAAGAACCGTTTTGACGAACCTTGCCAGATTAAGCGTTATAGGCTGGAGGATGAAAGCAATGGCGAAGAATTGGAACAGGAAAACCAGGCGTGAATTAGGCCGCTATGGCATTGGGCAGAAAATCATTGCCCAGGCCGTGGACAATAGCCTTGACAAAGTACGGGAAGAAGTAAGGCGTGATTCATACAATAACGCATTTGCCGCCCTGCTGCTGGCCTTGCACCAGCTTCACGGCTTTGGGCATAAGCGCATCCATGCCGTTGCTGTGCAGACAATCCGTAACCTGAACAATACGCTTTGTGCTACTGAACTGATTGAAATGCTGAAAGCCGCAACTGGCTTTGATGTGGAAGAACCGCTGGACGAAAATGAACTGGGCATGGAGGTGGAATGATGGCTGATATAATCTGGCCTGTGATTTTCCTTGCGCTTGCGTGGCTTCACGGTTTTATTGCCGGAAGGTGGTTTGAAAGGGCGAAGAAGGACGGAGGTGCGGAAGATGCGTGAAAAAGCCCTGCATTGGCTTTACCGGGAAATCAAACGAGCAAGAAACCATCTGGGCTATGCCGAGTGCCGACACGGCGTGACAACCGAAGAACTGAATGCGCTGCAAAATAAAATTGATGTGCTGGAATACCTGACCGAACTGGTTACAAAGGAGGATGCCGAAGATGCCTAAAAAACATTGTAAGTATTGCCAGGATGGTACGGAAGTTGTCGCATTCATCTTTGCTGATGACGGTGAAGGTGAAGTATATTATGCCGATTACTGCCCTATGTGTGGACGGAAGCTGGAGGATTGAAGATGAGAGTAACAAGAAAGACCCGGAAGCTGCTGGCTGACATCAAAAAGATGTGCTTGTGCAGGAGGACTTGCAAAGGTTGCCCGTTATGGGACGATGATTTGAGATGCAGGCTTTGCGGCCCGTGTAGCTGGTGCATTGATGATTGGGAGGAATACAAGCAATGAACGAACGAGTGCTTTTGTGTTTTTTGATCGGGTTTCTGTGTTCCTGTTTCTATCAATGGTTGAAAGGAAGGTAATGACCATGATTAAGATTGACAATGTGGAAGTTATGGGCTGGGAACACGCTATCCGTGGTATGAGAAACCCGATGAATAGCTGGGACAAATCGGATAGCGAATATGGCTGTCATGATCGCAAGCCATGCCTTAGAGGTTGTGAAGATTGGTACGACTGCCACGGTGAATTTGCAAAATACATCCTTGGCAAAAACGACTTGACGCTTGCAAAGAAGCTGGCTGACGCTGGCCCGGTGCATGGCAAATTCCTGCGGATGATTACCGTATACATGGACATCTCTGCTCCCTTGTACTGGTGGAAGGAATTTGATACATACAAGGTTGGTACGGTTGCCAATTCGTGCAGCACGATGCACAAAATCCATGCCAAGGAATTAACGCTGGATGATTTCAGTCACGATTACCTGTCACCTGATGGTTTGAAAATCATGAAAAAAGTGATTGGCGAACTGAACTTTGCTCGTACTGCTTACATTGAAACCAACGATCAATTCTATTTCCACGAGATGATCCAACTTTTGCCCAGCAGTTACAATCAGAAGCGCACTGTCATGCTGAATTATGAAGTGCTGCGGAATATGTACAACAGCCGGAAGAACCACAAGCTGGACGAGTGGCGTACATTCTGCCAAAGGATTGAAGAACTGCCCTATGCAGAACTGATTACTGGTAAGGAGGAATAATGAATGTTGTTTATTAGCAAAAAGCGTTTGGAAGAAGAAGTGCAGAATCGGATTGCCGAAAGACGCCGTTATGAAGATGTATACCGTGAAATGGATACGCTACGCCGGGACACCTTCAATGAGATGGAAAGGCTGCGTGCCAGCTTTTACAGGCTGGAAACGGAGGTGCGCAAAAATGGACGAACTGACAATGAAAGCGTTAGAGAAACTGCAACTCTATAAAAAATACCTGACCGGGCCTGAATACCGCACGTTGAAAGAAAAGGTTTTGAACGGTGAATTGGCCTTGGAAGTAAAAGGAGGGCAACGCCTTGAAGAATGAAAAGGAATGGCTGGTAAGTGATAAGACCTGCAAAGGCTGTATGTATTATGGCTGGTTTGACTGGTCAAGCAAAACAAGGTATTGCATGTACACGAGCATCACAAACAAGATCAGAACGGACAAGCCTAAAGATTGCACGGTAAAGCAAATTGGCAAACCGCCTGTGACGGATGAATTGCGCAAGCACAGAAAAAGACCGAAGAAAGGGAAGGTGTAAACGTGGCAGATGTTAAGTGGATCAAGCTTGCAACAGGCTTGCCGGATAACCGAAAAATCAAGCAGATTCGCAGACTGCCAGATGGTGACACCATTGCATTGATGTGGGTATTTCTGATGTGTCTTGCCGGGGAAACAAACGATGAAGGCATGGTGTACTTCACACCTGAAATTCCCTTTACGGAAGAAATGCTTGCGGATCAGTTTGGCATTGATATTAATACTATCAGACTTGGCCTTGCTACATTTCAACGGTTTGGCATGGTTGAAATAGTGGACAATATCATTTGCCTGTCTCATTGGGAAAAATGGCAAGCTGTTGATGGTCTGGCTGTTATCCGTGAGCAAACAAGGAAACGGGTGGCAAAGCACAGGGAAAAACAGAAGCTTGCTGCTGGTAACGTTACAGGTAACGTTACAGTAACGCAAAGTAACGCAACAGATATAGATAAAGAAATAGATAAAGATAAAGAAGAAGAAAAAGAATATATAGAGGATATGCCCGTCAATGACGGTCATAATTCCCCTAAGTCTACCAAACCAGTAAAGCACAAACATGGGGAATATGCAAACGTTCTGCTTACTGATGATGAACTGGAAAAGCTGAAAGCGGAATACCCTGATTGGCAGGAACGTATTGAACGCCTATCCTCCTATGTTGCCAGCACTGGTAAAAGGTATAAAAGCCATTACGCTACCATTCGCAACTGGGCAAGAAAGGACACTGTGAAAGGGGGGAACAGCCATGCAGGACATCATGAACCTGATGCCATCACAGGTAAAGTCGGCACTTGGTTCTGAACCACCTATGAGCCGTGAAGAATATGAGCAGTACAAGGTGGACAGCTACAACGAAACGGAAGGTGATCTGCACCTGAAGGACGGCTATGAATGTGCCATTTGCAAGAACAAGGGCATGGTGGCCAAGCTGGAACACAGCCCCATTTACGGCTACGGTATCGAAGTGCTGGCCAAGTGCAAATGCCATAAAGCCAGGAATGCCCTGGCACGGCTGAACCGTTCTGGCCTTGGCAACGTGGTGAAGAAGTACACCTTTGACAATTATCAAACCCCGGAAGATTGGCACATCCAAATCAAGGACACAGCACAACGGTTCTGTCAAGGGGACAACACCTGCTTCTTCATTGGTGGGCAGTCTGGGGCAGGGAAAACGCACATCTGTGCTGCCATGACGGTGCAATTCATTCGGCAGAACAGGGATGCTAAATACATGGTATGGCCTGAAGAGCTGCCGAAAATCAATGCTATGGTGAATGATCCTGCTGCATATGAAGAAAAAATGGGCGAACTGAAAAACGTTGATGTGCTGTACATTGATGACCTGTTCAAGCATGGCAAGGATGAATTTGGCCGTGTGAAAGACCCAACGGCAGCGGAAGTACACAGGGCTTTTGAAATCATCAATGCCAGGTACAATAATCCGGACAAAATCACCATTATCAGCAGCGAACGGACGCTGTTTGAACTACACGAAATAGATGCTGCCATTGCCGGACGCATTGCGGAAATGAGCAAAGAAAATGGTTTCTGCTTCAATCTGCGGCCAGATGGCAAAAAGAACTGGCGTATGCAGGGGCTTGTGGAACTGTAAAGGAGGGAAATATGATGGGTAACGCAAAAGAATATTTGCTGAAAATTAAATACTATGATGACCGCATTAATTATGGGCTGGAAGAATACGAAAAACTACAAGCTATGGTAACAAGGATTACGCCTGTACTGAAACGGGATGTGGTAACTGCCAGCGGAAGCCAAGACAAGCTTGGTGACACCGTGGCGAAGATGGCTGATCTGCTGACACAAATCAACCGTGACACAGACACGTTTGTTGACCTGAAGCGTGAAGCCAAGGCTTTGCTGGATAAGGTGAAGAACCCTACATACTATAAGATTTTGCACAAACGGTATGTGCTGTATCACTCGCTGGAACAGATAGCCGTTGAAATGAATTATACATACCGTTGGGTGAAAAGGCTGCACGGCAGGGCATTACAGGCGTTTGAAAAGGTAATGAAAGAAGAATAACAGAAAGCCAGGGGAATTTCCCCCGGCTTTATTTTATTTGCAAAACAAGCCCCCTTAATTCCCCTACAGGCCCTTTTAATTCCCCTCTTGACAAGATATAATGGTATCGTGAAAAATTTACACAAAACAGCTTGCGTCTGCCCCGGTGGTTTCTCCTTTGCCACTGGGGCTTAATTTTTGCAAAGGAGTACATACGATGATAAGAGGGTGTGGCCCAGTTGGCTGCATCCTTTTTTCATGCAAACAGGAGTGTGGGACAGGCGTATACGCCAACATTTTATTTATTAAGGCCCACGGGATTTATTCTCCTGCTGGTGGGGGCAGGGGAAGGAGAATGAACAACATGAAAAGATGGTCAATGTATAAGGAGGATATATGGAAATCATCATGAAGCGTATGGATGAAATACATCCGTATGATAAAAACCCTAGGAAGAATGATGAAGCTGTCAAGTACGTTGCCGAAAGCATCAAGCAGTTTGGCTTCAAAGTGCCTATTGTTATTGACAATGAAGGTGTTATTGTGGCCGGGCATACAAGATATAAAGCAGCAAAGAAGCTGAAACTGGACGCTGTTCCCTGTATTGTGGCAGATGATCTGACAGAAGAACAAATCAAGGCTTTTCGGCTGGCTGATAACAAAGTGGCTGAAAAGGCAGAATGGGATTTTGATTTGCTTGCCGGGGAACTGGATGATTTGTTTGATTTTGATATGGCTGTATTCGGCTTTGAAGATGCGGAAGAAGATGAACCCCGTGAAGAAAAAGAACGGGATGATCTTTCTGATAAAGTAGGCGAAACCTACGAAGTAATTATTGAATGCAATGACGAAAGCGAACAGGAACAGCTTTTTTATAAGCTGACCGAGGAGGGGTATAAATGCCGGACTTTGATATTGTAAAGGATGTATGCCCACCAAATTCTTTTCGTGTGAATAGTGTGGTAACCAATTTCGATTTGGATTTGCAGCACATCAACGAACATTTCAAAGGGAACATAGAAATTGAAGGGAAAGATTGGAATGTTGGTTTGATTGTCGGCGGCAGCGGAACGGGCAAAAGCACGATTGCAAAAGAATGTTTCGGTGATGCATATATCAAGGGCTATGAATATACGGCAGACGCTGTAATTGATGATATGCCGAAAGGTAAAAGCCTGAAGGAAATTGAAAAGACCTTTACAAGCGTTGGTTTTGCTTCTCCCCCGTCTTGGCTGAAGCCTTATTCCGTATTGTCTAACGGTGAAAAAATGCGTGTAGACCTTGCGAGAAGCATTCTTGAAGAACGTGATATTGTTGTCTTTGATGAATTTACATCCGTTGTCAATCGTGAAGTTGCAAAAACTGCATCGTATGCAATTAGCAAGGCAGTAAAGCGGCAGAATAAGAAATTTATTGCTGTTGCCTGTCACAAGGATATTATTGATTGGCTTGAACCTGATTGGATTTATGACACGGATGAAAAATGTTTTTTTACAGTAAGGGAAAGATCAACCGCCCAGAAATCCGACTTGAAATATACAGGGTTGACAACGCAATTAAAAAGCAAGTATGGGAGATATTTAGGAAATATCACTATTTGAATACTGATTTACATACGGCAGCGCAGCAGTATGTGGCTGTATTGAATAATGAAATAGTAGCCCATACCGGGATTATTTATTTCCCTATGCAAAAAGGTAAGAAGCGTGTGCATCGCCTTGTGGTATTGCCTGATTATCAAGGTATCGGGATAGGCACTGCGTTTATCAAAGCCGTTGCAAAGATTGTTGAAAAGGAAGGTTTTGAATTGAACCTTACCACAACCA